CGTCCCAGAGTACGAGAAGGCGTTCCTTGAACTCCGCGACCCCCGCGTCGGGCAGATGGTCACCTCGCACCACGACCGGCCGCAGGTCCCTGAAGACTCCTGGGTGCGTGAACTGTTCAAGAGCCCGCCGCCGGCCATCCCGGCCCCGACGAAGCCGGCCCCAAAGAAGGCAGGAAAGCCATGAGCATCGGACACGGAATCACTGGTACCACTCTACAGAACGCCGCCGCCGAGGGCATCCTGCGCCCCGCTGGGCCCCGTCTGCTGCTGGAAGCCATCTGGGAAGAGCAGGCCGGTCGCGTGAGTAGCGACCTCATGGCGAGCGTAAAACTGAACATCGCCGACGCCATCGCCTTCCGCGTGGTGTCCATCAGCCCTGAAGTCCCCGCTGACAAGTTTGCGGTCGGCGACATTGTGCTGAACGTCAGCATCTCAGGTGAACGGGTCAACTCGCGCAACGACGAGAGCCCGTACCTGATCGTGCATCACGAAGACGTCGCTGCCGTCGTGCCGGCCGACGCGATGACCGCACTGCTGCAGTCTCGCGCCTCGACCCTCTAGTCTGCATGGCTACGAGGGGGAACCGTTGCGGCTCTGGCAACGTTGGTGATCATCTCCAACGCATCCCGCAGCCGCCGGTTCTCCTCTCGTAGCAGCCTCATCTCGACACGCAGGGCGTCTTCGGTGGCTCTTTCTGCCGCCCGTGCGCGTCGCTCTGCCTGTTTCTGCTTCCTGTGCTGGTCTTGCAGGTCCTTCGCGGCCTGCTTGCGTGCAGCGTGGTAGCTGGTGGGCTCGTCGTCGCGCGTGTAGCAGTGCGGGTCGCCTGGCTCAGCCCCACACTCGTCGCAGCGCATGCTGGCCGGCGTTATGCTGTGAAGCATTGGTCAACCGTCAAAGAAGATCGGTGGCACTGCGCCGCTGTGCTTGAAGACCTCGATGATCTGCTGCGCTCTCCACTCCGGCAGCGGGTGCGCCCCTGCTTCCCAGTTTTTCAAGGTGGAGGGGCTGACTGACAGAGCCTTGCCCAGCACTCGCATCGACCAGCCAGCCACTCTCCTGGCGCGGCAGAGCTCTGGGCCAGCATCCATCAGCACCGGGTTCGCTCGATGCTGAGCCTGCATGCGGATGGTGCGTTCCAGCGAGTCAATCCGCAGGCGCAACTCGGCCACCTGTGCTTCAAGGTCTGGTGATGGTGGCTTTTTCATCAAGCACCCCCAAAGAGGTCGGGCGTGTGCCCGTTGGCCAGCCGGCTCATCGCGATGTCGTAGTGCTCGCGCTTCATCTCAGCCCCGACGAACCGCCGATGCTCCCCAAGAGCCGCCAGCGCCGTCGAGCCGCCCCCGGTGAACGGGTCGCACACAAGGTCGCCAGGTCGCGAGTAGTCCCGCACAATGGCCCGCATGAGCCCCACCGGCTTGGCCCCTGCGATGCCCAACCCTTTCTCAGTGTTTGCCTCGTAGGCTCCCGGCAGGCAGCCCCAGGATGCCATCTGGCGCGTTCTGGGCCGCGAGACCATCAAGTAGACGGCCCACGACGCAGGACCGTCCCCGATGAGTCTGGGGCGCTTCTGGATGATGGGCACCGGCGCGAACGCCAGCCGCTTTGCATCCTTGAACGCCTGCTCCCAGCAACCGATAAGGTCGTGCGACGTCATCACCGCTATCCAGCCGCTGCATCGAGAGGCCCAGTGGTCGACGAACTTGAAGACCTTGCTGGGCGACATCGCGTCGTACTCGATGGCTGTCCTGGTGGCCTGTCCCGTGGTGTCGCGGACCTGCTTCTCCCCAGCATTCCAGCCGTCGTGGGTTCTGGCGCCGTAGGGCGGGTCGGTGATGATGGCGTCGACGCGGTCAACGCCTGCGAGCGCCTCTTGCCAGAGGCCGAGATGTAGGTGTGCTGACATTCCCCCGTCCTTTCTACTGCTGCTTCTCTTTTTTCATCTGCGCCCTGATGCCGTGCAGGGCGGCGCCTTCGTCTCCAGGCACCGCGTCCCACGCAGCGATGGCTGCTCCGAGATTCGTCCGCATTCCCAGCGACCCATACCAAGCGTTGTTGCTGACCCGTGCGGCCTCGACGACGGCGCTGGCCAGACGCAGCCGCTTCTGTGCGGCGTCCAGTTGGATGCCTACCTCGCCGAGCTCCCGTTCAAGGAAGGCGCACCGTTCCTGCATCTCATCAAGCGTCGTCATGTCTCCCCCTTCGCCTTTGCGATGGCGGCGCGGGCCTTGTCGACAGCGTCGACGTAGCACCCGAAGCCCTCACGCTCTCCGGTGTCGGCTCGCCGCTGCGCTTCCGCCAACATCTCGCACGCCGCCAGCAGGTCAGGCGCGGCAGCGATGAGGCGGGCATCGACGTCTGCCTGCTCTTCTCCGGTCGTAGGAGACGAGTAGACATCGCAGAGCGTCCTACCAGTCGCGCAGACGACGACCTCGCCGACGTCAGAGACAGCCCACGGTCCCGGTGTGTGCTTCGTCGTCATGGCTTGTCTCCTTTAACCGTCGCCGCCGGGAGATCGATCGATTGTCTCACGTCGTCTCTCCCTTCGCTTTGGCGATGGCGGCGCGCAGCGGCGTTCGTCGGTCATGGTTTCTCTCCATTCAGCGGAGGTCGCCAGCCGGCGGCAACGGCCTTGCGCACCCACTCCGGCGTCATCTCCCTCAGCGCCCTCTCGCCGACGTCTTCGGCGTCGAGGCAGGCTTGCAGGCTCGTGGCTGCCTTGCCACGGATGCTGCTGCGCTTGTAGACCCAGTCAGTAGCCTTGACCTCCCAGACGTATTCGGCGTCCAGCAGGTCAACGCTCAAGCTCACCGACATCGGACTCCAGAGCGGCCTCCAGAGCGGCCACTCGTCACCAGCCCATTGCATGACGAGGTTGCAGTACCACGGGCTAGATATCAGGTTCTTTTCACTCCACCGCCAGCGAGTGCCGTTGGGCGGGAAATAGTCCATGGCGAGACTCATCCCTTCGTCCCCTTCGCCTTTGCGATGGCGGCTTCTATCGCGGTCAAATCTTCTGACATCACCGTGGGCAAGAACTCCCTGATGGTATCTCTCACGTGCTCACACGCCGCCAGCAGTTCAGGCGCGGCGGCGATGAGGCGCAGATTTTGCCACTCCTCTGCCGTTGCGTCCTCGTCCGACACTCCACGCCGGAACGGGATACGCACCTGAGCCACTATGGCTGAGCAATCAAGGTGGACATCGTCCACGCAGCGAACGGAACGCTCGCCCCATACATGCCACGGCCCCGGTGTGTGCTTCGTTGTCATGGCTTGTCTCCCTTCAGCGCATCTAACTCGGCCCGCAGACGACGCACGCCATCGAGCAGCGACATCTCCGACGAGCAGCCCAGCAGAGCTCGCGCACGGCCAAGATCGACGACGTCGCTGGCTTTCGTTGCGCCACGCAGACGCGCTTCGTGCATGTCGCCGTCGACGAGCCCGTAGCCGTGGCAGAAATGTCCTGCCTTCGCGCCACAGTAGGTGCAGGGTTGGTCAATCATGCTTTCCCCATTGTTGGGCCATCGCATCGGCGATGCCTTGGTAGGTCTTGCTGCGAATTTTCCAGCGGTCTGGTGAGGGTCCAAGCTTGTTCTGACCGGTAGGCGTCTGATTGCCGCGACGAGTTTTTGCGCCGCCTGGCAAGACGTTGGTTGACGCAAGAGGAAACAGCCCTTTCAGCCACAACGCAGCCATCGCCACACGCTCTTGGTGTGTCGCGTTGGGTCGCAACTTTGTCAGCGTCGTCCGCGCACAGCGTTTCTGCAGTTCGTCCAGCGTTGTCATGCGTCGTCTCCTAGCATCAGGTCGTCATTCGTTGGCACTTCTAGGTTCCGCACCGAGAACAGCCTTAGAGTGAACCCTGGCTGCTGGTCCTTTTCTGCGTAGGACTTGCTTGCGCCAAGTGAGGCAATCTGTGCGTCGTCGACCCAGAGCACACCGTTTGCCGCGTCGAGCACCAACTTCAGCAGATTGTCGACGTCGGGGCGGCTTGTGTGCCAGAGGTCGCCGTCGTAAGCCTGCTGCTTCTTTTTCTTCGACCACGACTCAGGCACAGGCATGATGAAATCGACCTCGACAGCCAAGGGGCCTGTCTTTGGCCACCAACCGTCGTCGGCCATGTGCGTTGGGCGCCGATCACCCCATGCCGCCAGTCGCAACTTCTCGGCCACCTCTTTCTCGGCTTTCACGGTAGCGGCCGGTGTGTAGGTGCGACCATGAGACGTGAATCGCGGACGTCCCTTTGGCTTCGGCGTCATGACGATGATGTTTGTCTCCAGCAGCAGCGTTTCGCGGGCTGTTGCTTTCATGCAAACACCATCTTGCTGAGGTTGGCGTGGACGACCTGCGCTCCCTTGAAGCACTGCCATCCGGCATCGAGCGACGCTGCCGGGATGCCGACAACCTCAAAGCCCTCACCGCGCACGGGAACGTGCAGGATGCATGCGTTGTCAATCGGCTTGTCGGGGTTGTTCTCTTCCCAGAGGTTTAGATAGGCAGCCAACTGGGCGATGTGCTCAGCGTGGTGACCGCTGCCAGTCTTCAGGTCCACCAGCCAGCGCTTCTTCGTCTCCTTCTCGATGCAGACGAGGTCGAGTGTGCCCCCGTAGCCCATGCTCGACACGCCGGCCCACTCGGACGCCTCAACCTCCCAGCGCGCGTCGATAGCCGCCACCGCTCGCCGGTAGCAGTCCATAATCACCTCGACGTCGAGCCCTTCGAGCTCAGCGTCCTCGCTTGCGTAGTGCATCTCCACCAGGTGGTGAGCCTTGGTGCCCATCTCAGCAGCACCGTCGCGCCGCGTGTTGGGTGCCTTGCTGCCCTCAGCGATAGCCACATCGCGCTCGCAGAAGCCGTCCAGCAGCGCCTCAGCCGTGACCTCAGCCGCAAGCTTGGCAGCCCACGCAATGAGACCCGGCTTCGCAATAGCAGCGCCCAGGATGGTGGTGACGCTGGGCAGCTTGTTGCCGCTGGCGTCGTGATACTGCCGGCGAGGCTTCTTTGCTTTCTTCATCCCGGTTCTCCTGAAAAGGCGTTCCGATGTCACAACCACAAGACCGTCAACGGAATGCTGACGGGATGCGCACTCGGAACCACATGCGCAGAACTAATCAACCACGATGATCAAGGCGCGGGCGTCATGCAGCGCCACACCAAACAGGTCTCGCAACGCCTCAGCGGTCTGCACCGACGGCATGGCTCGTTCAGCTTCAAGATGCCCGACGAACGCCTTGGTGCAGCCGATAGAAGCCGCGACCTGCGACTGAGTGAGCCCCAGCGACAGCCGCAGTTTCTTCAAGCGCGCACCGTGCAGCACGATGGTCGTCGGCCTACGTCGTCGATCCTTGTCGCTCTGGTAGATGCGCGTCAGCATGGGTCCTCAGAACGGCAGGTCTTCGTCGTTCATCGGCGACGGCGGTGGTTGAAATTTCCCACCTCCCCCGTTGCTCTTTGCCTCAACCGCCTCGTCGCGCTTGCCCAGCAGGACGAGCTCGCGGGCGTTCACGTCGACGCTGGTCTTCGTCTGGCCTTGCTTGTCTTGGTAGGACCGCACCTGAAGTTCGCCGGCCACCAGCACCTGGCCACCCTTCTTGACGTACTTCATAACGACCTCAGCCGTCTTGCCCCACGCGGTCACGTTGAACCACTGCGTCTCTGCGTCGCGGCGCGCTGACACGCCGACGGAAAATTTAGCCATCGGACCGGCTTTGCTTTCCTTCTGCTCCGGGTCCTTGCCGACGTTGCCGATGATCGTGACGTTTGCGTAGCCAGCCATGTTTCAGCCTTCCTTGTTTGCGGGCGTGGGGTATTCGCGCAGCGTCTGAAGCACCACGCGCAGGTCATCGACACCCATCGGGCGGTAGCCGAGCACCTGGTTGACGGTTTCCTTGCGGCTCTCGCCTTCGAGGCGCAGCCGGTTCAACTCAGCGGTGACCGCCTGACGCAAGTCCGTCTCGCCCATCGGCTGCGGCTCATCCTGCGGCACGGGCTCGACGGTGATGGCTTTGACAGGCTCGACCAGCTTGGCCTCAAGCGGCTCACCGTCGGCGTTGACCTTCTGCTCGCCGAGCTCCTCTGGCGTGTAGATGGGGCCACCGAAAACGTCGGGGCAGTACCAGCGGCAGCCGTTGCTCATCGCGCGGGCAAACAGCATGTTGCGGGGATACTTGTTCCACACCGGGTTACGAGTGACGCCGGCAGACTTCGCATCGTCAAGGGAGAACGACGACACACCGATCTGCTCCGTGCCCTCGAAGAAGGCGATGCTGCAGCGTTCTCCGGTGTGGTCCGTGACGCGGTAATTGTACCGCCCGCTGCGCTTCACCAGCGCACCCATCAGCACAGCGGACAGCGTTGGCTTGCCCTCGACGATGTAGATGCTGCTCATTGCAGCGACGGGCGGGATGCCCAGTTCAGCGCCGGCCTGAATTTTCACAGCCGCCTGCGCCATGTCGCGAGCGTCCTTGAAATAGCCGCTGGCCGCGAGCAGCCCACCCATGCGCTGCAGGTCTGCCACCGTCGTCGGTGCAGCCGGAGCAATGCGTGCAATCTCAGTCCCCATGTGTGCCTCCTGTGTTGCTAGTCTAGCGCCGCGCTTGCCTGCGTCAAGGGCTAGTCGTCAAGTAGTGCCTGCAAGCGAGCATCGCGGTCATTCCTGCGTCGCGCCCTGACGTCGTCGATAGCCTGCAGCGCGTCACCCAGCAGCACATAGCCGCCGGTGCAAAATTCACAGAGTCCGTCGCACCACTCATCGGTGCAGCGTTGTTGCTCGCAAGCCGCGACGGCTGCGCGTTCCTCTTGTGTCAGCATCAGAAAACCTCCTGGTCGGTGAACCGCATAAGGGAACCGTCGAACGCAAGGGCGACCTTTCCGGTGGGACCGCCGCGATTTTTGGCCACCAAAATTTCGCAGACGTCCTGCTGTTCCGGCGGGCACTTGTCGCCGAGGTAGTACGCCGGCCGGTACAGCATCAGGACCGCGTCGGCGTCCTGCTCGATGGTCCCGCTGTCGCGCAAGTCGGACATCATCGGGCGCTTATCGGGGCGCTGCTCGACGGCGCGGTTTAGCTGCGACAGCAGCACGATGGGGATCTTCAGTTCACGGGCCAAAATTTTCAGACCCCCCGTGATCTCGCCGACGGCGTCTGCCTTGTTCTGGTCCTTGACTGACTCGCTGCGCATCAGTTGCAAGTAGTCGATGACCGCGAGCCCCACGCCCTGGTGCTGCACCGCCCGCCGCAGACTACTGGCAACGTAGGACAGGGTCGCGCCTGGACAGTCGTACAGATACAGGGGGCGGTCGGCGACGATGGCCCGCGCGTTGTTCATCGCTGTCCCATGCATGCGCCCGTACCATTCGCGTTGCCCTATCTTGCTGGCCTGGACGAGCTCGCGCCCAACAAGCTCCTCAGCGCTCATCTCAAGCGAGAACAGCGCCGCCGCCGCTGCCTTGTCTGCGACGTAGGACGCAAGCTGTTGGGCGAACGCGCTCTTGCCCATAGACGGACGCGCCGCGACGATGATCAACTGTCCTGGACCGATACCGCGCGACAGCAGACCATCGTCAAGCGCTGCCCATCCGGTGCGCAGGCCGGTACGCTTGTCGGGCGTTCCGGCTTCCGCGATGAGCCGTTCGACCACCGCCGGCCTGTCCGCGTAGGTAGTGCGCGCCGCTCGACGGTTCAGCCGATAGAAAATTTCCTGCGCTCTCTGTACCAGCGTGGCGGCGTCTGCGTCGCGCTCGATGGCAGACCTGGCGATGAGCGATGCCGCTTCCGCGATGCGCCGAAGGGCTGCAGACTCTGCGACGATGCGCGCCGCCTCCTTGACGCCGTGAACGCCGCCGACGGCAACGGCCTGGAGTTCTGCCAGTCCGGCCGCACCGCCAGCGACAGCTAAATTTTTCTCACCTTCCAGCGCGTCGGCGACGGAGACCGCAGAAATTTCTGAGCCCCTTGCGTGCAACGTGCAGATGGCACCCCAAACGGTGCTGTGCCGCTCATGCGCGAAATCGTGTCGGCGTAGGTCGAGCTCGTGCAAGCTGTCGACCGCAGAACGGCCGCCAACCAGGCACGCACCGAGCACGAGCCGCTCAGCGTGTGTGTGATGATCCATTGTCACCCCGTAACACGGCGAGCGGGGTTGCCCCCGCCCACCGTCCTAAATTTTTGGCTTTCCTCAGACCGGACCAAGCGCCCCGTCGTGAAATCCGTCAATGTAGCCAATGACGCCGGACACCAGGCGCAGCGCTTCACGGTAATCGTCGTCGTCGACCGTCTGCGTCAGGTCGTGCAGCAGGACGAAGTGCAGGGCGAGAGCGAGGCGAACGCGGGCAAATTTGTTGTGTTGCATAGTGCTCCTTTGGTCAGAACGGCAAAACGTCGTCGTCGTCGACGTCGCGGGGTTTCGGCGGGACTAGCGGGTTGGGCTGGCCGACCAGATGAATCCCGACGTGCCAGGCGACGGCGTCGACACGGCCGCTAACGTGCAGACGGCGCGGGGTTGCGTCGCTGGCGTCGTCAATCGGCACAGAGACGACGCCGCTAGCACGCATGGCATAGGTCGCGGCGCTGATATCAGTCGGTAGCTGGTAGGTCTCGGTGGCGAGCTCATCCAAGCCGTTGCGGTGTTGAAGAATTGGAACGTCAACGCTGGGCATATGTCCTCCTGTGGTCGGACTCGACGACGAGACAGTTGACGTATTCCCGCCACCCCACGGCGGCGTCGTCGTCGGCTCCGTCAAGACACGACGCGAGCAACGCGGCGCCGTCGTCGTCGCGCAGCGAGATGAAGTCTGCGGCAACCGTCGCGTCGCTGCAGCCGGCGGCTTCAAGGACCTGAACAGTTGCGGTGGTGAGGCCATATGCGCGAATCGTTGTTTTCGTAATCATAATTCTATCCTCCCAATTGCCTAAAGCCCCGATGACGGGGCAAGGCAAGCTAGGCTATCGAACCGCTAGCTACTGCAGAATCGCGAGGCCAACGGCGCCAGCCTTCGCCCCGTGCGCTTTGATAAAAATTGACGCTTTCGCAGAATTTTCGTGCTTCCCGTGGCACAGGCCGCAGTCGATGCAGGACTTTCCACGGCTTTCGGCCAGACATTCAATCTCGCCAGGCCGCGCGGCACCGTCAATTTCGTCGCCAATCGGGATAACCCGAAAGGTGCGCCAACCGCTCGCCTTCGCGATATGATGGTCGGCCGCGCTGTCAGCGGATGCCATGCAATAAGACGCAAGATCGGGTCGGGTGCGCCACGCATGAGTGTAGCCCGTGCGCCGCTGTCCCTGCGTCGTCACGCTTTGCCAAACGGCGAGCGGCACGGCGCCGGGATCCCCATAGGACCCGATCCTAAGCGCAAGGGAGCGGATGCGGGCCCGGTCTGCGTCGGTCGCGGCGGGAATGCGGCCAGCCTTCCACGAACGCCAAACGCTAAGCGGGGCGCGGCTGACATCGACGTAGCAACCCCGACCAGCGCGGTAGGGGCAAGAACCGCAATTCGTGGCATCCCTGCCCGCCTTGACGCTGGCCACGGGATTCTCGTCGCAACGCATGATCCATGTCTGCACCATTGCGCCGGTCTTGGCGTTGCGGCTTCCCCTGCGCAGCCCCGTTGCGACGACGACAATTGGTTTGCCATCGAAAAGAGACGGACCGCGCCACAATTCCACACTGTTCTGCTGCATTGTTTTTCCCGTGTTATGCGAGGGGTTCCTAGACCCTCACAATTGCCTAAGGGCCCGCCGTTTGGGGCCCATCGGCTCTTAGATTGTCGTCGTCGTCAATCGTGGGTCCCGTGGCACCTGACGCCATGCGTCGCGCACGCAAAAGACGTCATGCAAACGCACCGTCGAATGCGTGCCTTGGGGCAGCACGCGAGGTCTTTCATTCTTCGCCAGTCGTCGGCGGTTACGTCGTCGGGCTGGTCGACATTGAAAAGCGCCGCGCGGGCCTGCTGCTGTTGCAGGCGCTCTGCCTCGCGCAGCTGGTAGGTCGTAAAATAGTAGCTCAAAAAGCCCCCTGGATGCTGGCGATCGTCAAATTGTAGCCAGTCAAGTAGCGCTCCCCATTGACGGAGTCCGAAAGACAAACGCCAAAAAAGTCAGGTGGATCGGCATGTTTGGTGGGTTGCCGCCCACGCTGGTATGCGTGACGAGCATCCGCGATAGCGTCGCGGACTCCCTCGCAATGCGAGCAACGGCCGCACCCACTATCACTGTCACTGTCAGACCATCGGCAAGCGCGTGCCCGGTTGGCGGCACGCTTGATTGCGTTCTTTTTCACAGTGCACCCCCGAACGTAGCGGCGGGAGACAGTGCCGCGCGGGCGAGTTCAGCGACGTAGTGGGCCGGACGGCCATAGCTGCGCAGCGCGGAGACAGCGCGGAGGGGAACGGACGCGCGTTCCAAGCGGTTGAAGTCGGTTTCCACGTCGGCGTCCGTGAAACCGGCGGCACGGAGCCATCGGACGGTTGCGGCGCTAAAGATGATGCCGGGCTGGATTGTCAGCATGTAGATCCTCCGTGTTGCTGCGGCGGGTTCCTGGCCCGTCGCCCGCCAAGCATACGCCACACTAGCCTTGCCGTCAAGAGGCAAGCGCAGATCAACGCAGATCCAGTCAGTTAGCGTGCTGCAGGGGATTGTTTGGGTGATCTGTCAGTTTTCTCTGCGGGGCGCCAAGCTCGACAGGAGCAGCGCCGGATCATGATCTCCGGAGACCCGCCGGAGCCTTTGGGCATGCTGGTCGTGGCGGTCGCCTACCCATTGCTCCCATGCCGCTAGCGCGCGGTACGGATCGGACGTGTACTTGGCCACCCTGCCCCGTAAAGCGTCCCAAGTCGCTTGTGCGCGCTGATCGACCGTTGGCCTACCATCCAGTCCATCCCAAGCTGGGAAACGCGCCTGTAGGGCATCCTGCGTCGTTTGGTGGGGGTTCTGCGCGTCCGGTAGTGCCAGATAGGGGCCCGGACCCGGGATCGCCAGCAAGTAGGCGCGCAGCACGGATGGGTCGGACTGGTGCCACGGATCGGCCAGCGTGGGCACCATGCGCGGGGCTGGCGGTACTCCCCCCCTCTCAGACTCTCCCCCAAGATCATGATCTCTAGAATTGATCTTCTTAGAATTAAGAGAAGAGAGAGGATGTCCCGGGGACTGTCCCGGGGACATCGGTTGCGGGGCAGGAGTCGATCGCTGTCGCGCCTTCTTTTGGCGCTCTGCAATGCGGCGCGCCTCGACACGGTAGATTTGCTGCCAGTCGGCCAGCGTTCCATCGGCCAGCAACCACCCGCACTCCCGCAGAGCCCCGACCAGAGCTCCCGGGGTGCCGCACCACCCTGCAGATCTTTCGATCACGGAGGCATCGTAGACGCCGATCATCCCATCGGGGGATTGTCGACAGGCCCACGACCAGATGCGCAGCAGAAAGCCATCTGGCCACAGGGACGACGTCAGCGCCCCTAGATGCAGTGTGCGGGGATCGTCTGCCAGATCTGCGGGGACGCATAGGTAATGAGGCATTTGCATAGTCTGCGGGGCTTCCCAATGCGGCGCAAGGCTCCGGAATGACAGTGTGTTGGGATGACAGGGTGTTGAAACGGTACCCCTACTAAGGGTTGTGGTGCTGAACGGGTGAGCAGCACTAGGTGTTGTGGTTGACTGAACAGATGGGTGGTGGGTAGAAATTGACTCATGGAAACGGGGAACATTGCGGACGCGCATCCGGTAAGGCGGAAACGTGGTCGGCCGAAAAAGACGCAGCCGAACGTGATCCGCAGCACAGAGTGGAAGGCGCGTGCCGTGGAGATGCGGCTAGCGGGACACACCTACGCGCAGATCGGCGCGGCATGCGGTGTCGTCCCCCAACAGGCGCATCAGGCTGTCACGCGGTATCTCGAGGACACGCGTGCCGTTGCTCGCGAGGCAGCCGAAGATATCCGCAGGCTGGAGCTAGACCGGCTGGATCGCGTGCTGGCTGTCGTGGGCCCGATGGCAGAGGGAGGGGACCTTGCCGCCGTCGACCGCCTGCTACGCATTCAGGAGCGCCGCGCGTCTCTACTGGGGCTCGACGCCCCGAAGGCGCAGCTGGTCGCGGTCGACGCAAGGCCCGACACCGTGCGCGCGCTGATGGCGCTGGTCGGAAATTCGAATTCGGGCAGTCGCCAGGACGACGGCTCCACCCTGATTGACGCGGCGCGTGACGTTACTCCCACGCACGCTAGCACCGCGTCCGACGGCGTTAGGAAGCCGCACACATGACCGGGAAGCTACTCGCGCTTGCTCTGCTGGTGTCGCCGTTCGCTTTTATCGCGCTGGTGTGGTGGGGGCTGCGCTCCGACCACGACGATATGGACGAGCCGTGACGCTCCCAGTACTGCCCGCCGGCGCAATGACTGTCCTAGCGGCCTCCTGCGCCATCACAGACCACAGGACGGGCGCCACCAGCCGCTGGCAGCCGAACGCCGAACAGGTAGCAGGGTGGGAGGCGAGCGAGGCAGCACAGCGAGCCGCAAGGTGGCTGTTCGTCGCCAAGCCACGCCAGATCGGCAACACCACCGCAAGGACGCTGGAGCTAGCGGCATGGACAGCCACCGCCGACGGTCTCGGCCATCGTGTGCGCGCCGCCATCGTCGTCGACACCGATGATAAGACCAGAGAGCGCAGCGCCGTCTTCAGTCTGTTCAATCGCCAGCTAGGTCTCGGCGCCGACGTCAACAGCGAGCGCGCCCGATTCCCCGGCGGTAGCGTCGTCGAGTTCGTGAGCGCCGGCAGCAACCGACTAGGTGCATCGGGCAGCTACCAGCGCCTGCTGCTGTCAGAGCTGTCGTTCTGGCCGTCCCACGTCGACACCTACGGCTCTCTGACAGCCACGCTGTCTCTCGACGGCTTCTGCGAGGTCGACACCACATGCGACGTCGCAGCCGGTAGCGGTCTCCTCGCACGTCGTCTCTGGCGTGACGCCGACAACCGCTTCGACAAGATCTTCTTCCCCGTCGAGCTCCACGATGAGTACCGCGCCGACCCCGACCTTATCAGCGACGACGAGTGGACATGGGCGCAGTCCGAAGGGTTCACACGACGCGACGCCGCCGCATGGTGGCTCACCTCCGCAGTCCGAGACATGGCCGCCGGTGACCTAGTCCGTGCGATGCGAGAGTTCCCGCAGCGTGAAGAGCACATGTGGTCGTCGTCGACAGGACGATGGGTTCCCGCGACACCCGCCATCGTGACCCCGCCGCTGTACATCGATGCCGGCGGCGTCCGTGTCCCCTGCTGGCGCCCTGCGGCCGGCGGCCAATACGTCGTCAGCGTCGACACCGCGTCTGGCAAAGACCGCGACCGCAGCGCTGTCGTCGTCATCGACAAGCAAGACAGCGCCATCTGTGCCGCTTATGTAAGCAACACGATCACCATCTCGGAACTGGCCAACATCACCCGCGACGTCGTCAAGCACTACAGCCGACCGGAGCACACCGACCAGTGGCGCGTCCGACACAACGCCTACCAGCCGGACCTCATCGTCGAAGACAACGGCATCGGCGAGGGCACCGTCGACCGTCTGCGCACGATGGGTCTGTCGGTGCAGACGCAGACCACCGACGTCGCAGCCAAGTACGACGGTCTCTTGCTGGCCAGGGAAGCCATCGTCGCCCGCAAGCTGCACGGTCCCCGCGACCTTGCGGAAGAGTGTGACGAGCTCCACCAAGACGACCACGGCAACTGGAAGGGCCGCAAAGACCTGCTGATGGCCTGTGGCTTTGCACTGCGCCTGATGCGCCGGTCACCTTTCATCGAAAAGCGCGTCCCCGACCAGACCATCATCGACGGACAAGCCATCCTGCGAAGGCTGCGGCAACCAAAGGACCGGGGCTGGTAGTGTGCATTTCTTGACGGCGTCCTAGTGCGACGGCATGATCACCCGCATGGACCCCTACGCACAACCCTACGAGAAGTTCCGTGGCATGGGCCGTGTCGCTGGACCGTCGGCGGCAGAGCGTCGACAGCGAGAGCAAGCATCGGGGACATCTGACCTGCTGCGGATGCTGGCGGGTGCTGCTCCTGCTGCAGGGACTGCCATCGGTGCCGGTATCGGCGGGCTTCTCGGTGCGGGCGCTGGTGGCATCGGTGCCCTGCCCGGCGCTGCCCTTGGCGGCAGCATCGGCGGCTCCCTTGGTCAGATGGCCGGCGGTCTCGCTGAAGGCGGCGCGTCGATGGTCGAGCGTCCAGGGCTCGAAAAGCAGTCAGAACGCGACCGTCAGATTGAACTGCTGTTGAAGGCGTTCAGCCGGTGAGCGGCGTAGACAGCCTCCGAGACGTCGACGTCCCCGTCGCGCAGTTCGTCGTCGACGGCGTCCCCGTCCAGCGAGACCGCGTCACGGCGCGTGGTCTGCTGCAAGAGGCGCAGCGCGTCTTCCAGCCCTACGAGAAGACGGCGTGGCTGCGGGCTGTCATCGCAGAGCGGTACCTGAACGGCGACCAGTACGCCGGCATCGACTACCGCAAGAACGAGCTCATCTTCGACGATTGGCCGCAGTACCTGCCGCGCGTCACCCGCAACCTGCTCCGCAACATGCACCTGACGTGGCAGGCGCGCGTGACCAAGGGTGACCCAGCGGTCAAAGCGTGGGGCGGCGAGAGCAGCCTTGGTGACGTCGCATCAGCCGACATCTCCAACCGGCTCATCGCCTATTGGCGTCAGCAGCAGGACCACCGGCGCATGATCAGCCGCGCGGCGTGGACCTGCGGTGCCCAGGGGACGTCGTGCCTGTGGGTCTACTGGGACACGACGAAGGGGCCGAATGGCTCTGACGGCACCCCGCTGGGCGACATCTGCGTCGAGCCGCTTGCCGTCTGGGAGTGGGGCACCGACGGCTCAGAAGCCATCGAGGACAGCGCCTACTGCTACGTCCGTCGATACGTCGACCGTGAGACGGCGCGGGTGAAGCTGCTGAAGGCCGGCATCACCGACCCGCCGTCGTCGAGCCCCGCGCAGTCGGTTTGGGGCGAGAACCGCGACCTCGTCGAGGTCATCTACTACTACCACAAGCGCACGCCTCGCATCCCCGACGGCTTCTACGCGGTCCACGTCAGCGGCCACGTCGTCGAGCATGGTCCTTACCCCTACCAGCACGACGAACTGCCGATTGCCATCTGGAAGTGCGGCGACAAGCCGGACAGCCCGCACGGTGGCACCCACGTCGACGACGCCATCCCCCTGCAGGCAGCGCTGAACCGGCTGCATGCCTCGCTGGCCTCGATGACGACCCGCAGCGCCAAGTGGCTGAAGGTCATCGCGGCAAAGAAGATTGCCGACCTGTGGAACGGCGAAGACCAGATCATCGAGTGCGACGACCCGGAGGCCATCGCGAGCCTGCGCATCGTTGGCCCGCCGCCCCCGCCGCCGCTGCTGCTCAGCCAGATCGAAGAGCATGAGCGGATGATCAACATCGTCTTCGGCATCAACGAAGCCGTCGTGGGCTCCGATGCGTCGGCGACGAAGAACGCCCGCCACCTCGCCTACATCAGCGAGCTCGACGCCCAGAAGTTTGCGGCGACGTTGGCGATGCGCGACCACGCCCTGCTGCGTCTGTATCGGCAGATGCTGGCGCTCTGCAAGCAGTACGTCGTCGTGCCGCGTCTGCTGCGCATCACCGGCGTCGCTGGGCTGCCCGAGGTCCTGCGCTTCGTCGGTTCCGACCTAGCAACCGACGTCTACCTTGAGCCCGCGCCTGG